CTTCATCTGCCTCTACTCCTCCGTGAACATAAAACACTTTTTTATTTTCTGCTTTATCTTCTATTAATTTTTTTAATATTTCACCGTGCTTTTCAACGTATTGAAATAAACACAAAGAATTGCCTTGTAATGACAAACAAAGATTTCTTATATATTTATTACGACTAGTGTTAGAAACTAGATAATCCATTTCTTCCTGATAACTTTTATCTTTTAAAAAATGTCTGGCGTTTTTGTCGTGTTGAAGTATTAAACACATTATTTTTAAGTCAGCGAGTTGTTTCTTTTCTTGTAGTTCACTTGTAGATACGACTTTATTAACAGTTCCAAATAAACCCTCTAATACTAATTTGTGAGTTTTTGTACCATCTAAAGTACCTGTTAAACCTATTCTATATTTACACGTTTCTAGTTTAGTCATTATTTTTGATAAACTAACTGCCTTAAATAAATGTGCTTCGTCACCTATGACCATACCAAACTGTTTAAACCACTTTTTTGGCAGATTATAGATTGATTGCCAAGTAGATATAATTACTCTTTTATTTGTGTCTTTATCGTGTCCTTGATATATCTTATGTACGTTACGATCACTATTATAACCGTAATCTTTAAAGTCTTTAAATAATTGTTCTACTAATGATGTTGTTGGTACTATAATTAATATCTTGTCTTGTTTAGATTCTTTAAGTCTTAACAAATTAAAAATTAACATTAAGTATATAATAAGTGATTTACCAGAGGCAGTAGGCGATACCAATAAACTACGTGATTTTTGTATAGAATATTTAAACGCTTCTTTTTGATAATCTCTTATTTCTAAAGGTACTTTTAGTGCTTTAATAAAGTCATCAATCTTTTTATCTGATACTTCTACATCTTTTATTTTTGTTCCGTCAACAACTTGTACATCATTTTCTTTACACCAATTTAAGATATATGGATATAATCCTGTGTAGATTTGTCCTGTCGCATATGAAAATAATCTAATTTTGCCATCCCAAACTCTATTACGATACTGTGGCATAAACTTAAAACCAGGTACTTCAAATGTAAAATATTCTCCAAGTTCTCGTCTAATATCAGCGTCAGCCTCTATCTTTAAATAGACTTCATTTTTTTTATCAATTATAATATAACGTGTTGTGGTCATTAATTAAATTAATTATTTGGAATATTTTTAAAATTACCTGTAAGATGAGGTAATGGTCGACTATCATATAGTCTTTCTTTATTTTCATCATTGTCTATATTATAATGAACAAAAACTTGTGCGTGATTTTTGCCTATAAAAGGTTCTCTCCAATGTTCAATTAAACAACCTCTATAAATTATCATATCTCCAGGTTCTAAATAACAAGGATATCCTTTTTGATTTTCTCTACCGTCAGATGGTCCTACATACATTGGCCAATTCCAATCTTTTTTACTTTCAGGTAAATTTGTATTATCATATCCTAAACATATAGTAGTTGAAATTTCACAACTTGATCTATCTTTGTGTCTTTTTAATTCTGTACCTGTTGTATATAATCTATGATATGAATAAGTAGGAATTAAATTCAATCCTGTGTACATATTTAAATCTGGCAGTGATTGACACATTAAACTTTCAAATATAGGTTCTCCATATTTACTATAATCACCAGGCGCTTGAGCATCTGTAAAAGTTCCGTATTGATTGTTTTTATTAAATTTTTCTTTATTTTCAGGATCATCATTAATAAACCTAGACACTTTTTCTGATACTAAAACATGATAATATAATAAATTTGCCATTGATCTAGGCAAAAATTTTTTTATAACTACATAATTATTTTTTTCAAAACTTTTTTGTATTTTTTCTATCATTTAAACGGCTTCCCTATTGTCCACATAACTAAAGAGTAACGTGTACCTGAAGTCACAGGAGTGACTTGATGATATATATAAGATGGAAATACAATGATTGACCCACGTGGTCTTATTTCAGTACACTCATAAAACCTTTCACCTTTATGATGAGGTCCGTTATCAAACTTTAAATTTCCACCCTCGTAACTATTAGCAGGACTGAGGTTAACAGTCATACTTAATTTTCTAACTTTTCCCCACATACGACTATCTTCTACTTGTTTCATATCTTTTTTATCAGATGTAATTTTTCGATAAACGTTATGATGATCTCCTGCGCCATCGTAATGCCAACCGTAAAATTGATTTTGTCCATATTTTGTAAATTGTATAGATTCATGGTAATCATAATCATATTTCCAACCTGATTTATCATTTGCTTCTGCTAAATAGGGTGTTAATAAATTATAAATCCAATAGTCATTTTCACCACCAAACCATGATACTTCACTATCTCTAATATAAACTTTTTTATTTTTATCTTTTATATCTTCTTCAGTTTTATCTTCCAATGACATATCACCAGCATTTTTAGCACCTTTATGTGTTTCACCGAATGTTGTAGCGTTAGTAGATAATCCTTCTTTCTTTAATTTACTTAAGCGATTTTCACCCAACTCGATAATTCTATCGCATTGGTCATTGGTCAGCGCTTTGTCAAACCAATAATAAGAATATTTGTTTTGCATTTACACTGCTCCACTAGTAAATTTACGCCAATCAATTGCGTTTTTAATAGTGAATCCTCTATTTGAAATTAGTCGTATAGTCCTATCTAAAAATTCAACTACTGTATTTAGATAATCTACTTTTTGTTTTTGTTTTTGTAAATCTTCATCTGCTTCTAAATACTTGTCTATATCTGTTTTTAAAATTTTTAAATCAAAAGGTTTTTTAGCATATACTTCAGCAGGAGATTTACCAGTATAATATTCCCACTTATCTCTTTTTAAAGTGTTATATTCACTTTCAGCACGACTTAACATTAACTTAAACTTTGTTAAGTGTTTCATATATTTGTTATGAAGTTGAGGAGTTTTGAGTGATTCTAAATCTAATTCAGTATCATTAATTTTCAAATCTTTATCAACTTGTTCTTGTAATTGTTCTATATCCATAATATCTCCATAATATATATTATATCACAAAACCTTTAAAAAGTAAAGTTTTATGAGGTAGTTACACTAGTTGTTGATGAACCTACCGTAGCAAATTCATATATTTTATATTCAAAATCTACAGTTGCTGTAAGATAATTTACATCACCAGCTTGTTGTGTAAAATTTAAACTAGATAATGATGTAGGAAATACATCACTAAATCTTATTTCTAATTGTGGGTTGTTTTTACTTGTCAAGGTTATAAGTGTTGCGTCTGATAGTGTTCCACCAGGATTAGCAGCACCATATTTTGTTTTACCTATCTCACTACTAAATGATTGACTTGAACCAGGAAATCTATCTTCACCAGCGGCAGCTAAATCTCTAAATTGACTATTATCTTTTGGAAATCCTAATCCTACTAACCAGCCGTGTATCTCTTGGTAGTTTTCATAGTTTTCATCTACAAGAAAAGTCATTCTTAAACTATCATATGTTAATCCGTCACCAGGAATTGGTATTTGTTTTAATGATGTAGGTTGTGTTACCGTATTTAATCTTATACCAGGCAGATTAATTTCTGTACAAAAGTATTCTACTTTAGGTAATTTAAATATACTAAATTTAAACTGCGTTGGAGACGCATAATCTAACTTTGTAGGCTGTCTATTGTAACTATTAGTGGTTGTCATAATACTATTTATATGTTATCTAGGAAGTGTTCCTGACTCGCTTAACTTCTCTAAAGCCTTAATAACTGTGTTAATATTGCCTTCTCCTTTTTTACAAGGCTTTTCTTCAGTTGATACTTGTAGTTCTTCACATACAGGCAAATCTGGTTTTACTTCTTCTTCACAGGCATTTGCCCAAGTAAAAACAACTAGCATTATTAATACTATAATGAATATGTAAAGATATTGAATTAAAACTTTTTTCATACATTTATTTATCCCATAAAAAAAGGGCGACTTTTGAGGGTCGCCCTTTTAAATATACTGTTGTTAAACAGATTACATCAAGTTAGTTACTTGTACTCGTCTGTAATATCTGTTTGCGTTAGCATTACCAGCACCGTTGATGATAGCATTATCACCAGTTCCAGCTTCAGCAAATGGGTTTGCTTGTAAGCCGTATCTAGTTTTAAAGCCGATCTTCGGTTGGAAAGTGTCTTGTCCAACAGCTCTTACCATTTGTAGTGGAACGTAAGGACAATAGAATAAACCACTGTCATAAGGTGAAGTACCTTTGTAACCTACTACAAAGTATTGCTTAGCAGCTTGGTTAGCTGAATATGGATCAATATACACTTTGTATCTGCCGTTTAATACACCAGCAAAAGTATTACCAGTGTCGTCAACGCTTAGATTGTTGTTTAACGCAGGAGCGTAATCTAATACACCAGCCATTTGTAAAGCACTAGCAACATCTGAAGAACAGATAATGATGTTACCTTTTCCTCTTCTTGTTCTTTGTGCGATAGTATTAGCTTCTCTCTCTACTTGGAACATTAGTCCTTTGAATCTCTCAACTGACCATCTTCCGTTTGAGTCTGTATCTAAATCAAAGACACCAGCTGTAGTTGTGTTGATCGCAGCACCAGCAGCTGTTGAAGCACCTTTTTCAGCATTGATGTAAATAGTTCTTACTACTTCTCTATTGATCTCCGCAAGGATTTCAGCAGATAAGATATTAGCAAGTTCTGTTTCAGCATCTAAACCGTGGATAGCTTTTAAGTCTTGTGCTAATTCCATAGTGTATTCAGCTTTTAACGCTCTACTTCTTGCTGTAACAGTTGATTTCTCAATTGAGAAAGCCATTTCAGCAAAACTGTTGTTAGATGAATCACCTAAAGCCTCAGCATAAGCAGTTGTCATACCTTGACCTCTAGTGTATTCACTAGCAGGTGAGTCGTTAAGAACAGCTGGGTTTGAACCTCTTTGTTCTGTTACGCCTGATCCTGAAGTTGAGTCACCAGCTTTGTTTCTGCTTGAGAAATCTGAGTCTGCTTCGTCAAATAACGCTTCATTTCCAGATTGAGTTGTGTACTTGCTTCTCATAGCAAAGATCAAGCCTGTAGGACCTGTCATTGGTTGTACGCCACAAATATCGTATGCGATAAGATTTGGCATTGCTCTTCTTACTAACGAGATTAAAATTGGGTCCCAATTTGCCATTGGGTTAGCACCAGCATTAGTTGCGTTAGCAGGAGCAGCTTCGTTTAAGAAAGCACTATCTTCTCTTAGCGCTCTCTCTTGGTTTTCAAGGATTACGCTTGTAACGGCACGTCTGTAAGAATCCGTAATTTTTGGTAAATCAGGATGCTCTAGGACTGGCTGCCATTTTTTTTCTACTTGTTCAGATAAAAACATTGTTGTTTTCTCCCTCTATATTATTTTTTAGATATTTTTATATCTTTTGTTTTAGTAATAGCGGCGGTATAAGCAGCCATAGCATTCGATAGGTCAACTTGTTCAGTTAAGCCATCGCCTGCCGCTACATCATCTATATCACTTTTTACTTCTTCTTTAGATCCAAAATATGATTCTTTAATAGTTTCAACTTTGTTTCTAAAGTCTTTCTCACTAGAATACTCAACAGACTCTACAAGTCCATCAAATTTTTCTTTCGCTGTATCAGTTAAATCTTTTGACAATTCATCAATGATGTCTTGTCTTTTTAAGTTACTGTTCAACGAATTTAATTCAACGTTCTTTTCGATTTGTTCGTTAAGTTTTTTTTCTAATGATTCGATTTTTGAAGCTTGATCTTCCAAGACATTGTATTTTTCATCTGGAACATCAATATAGTGATCTTCAAATAGCTTTTTAAGACCACTGATAAAGTCTTCAGCGATCTCGCCTTTAATACCTCTTTCGATAGCAATTTCGTTTTCTTTCATCCATTCTTCAACTACATAGTTCAAGTATGAATCAACTTTTTCAACGAGTTCACCTTTGAAAGATTCAGTATTTTCTTCTAATTTCTGAGCATACTCTTCCTCTAATTTAGCTGTTTCAGCTTTTACTTTAGATTTGATAGCAGCCTCGAAAATAGTAGCGGCTTTTTGTTTAAACTCTTCCGATAAATCAGAATCGCCCACTAAAGCATCAACGTCAGCTTTGACATCATAAGACTCTTCTTTTACTTCGTCTTTTTTCTTGTCGTGTGACATTTCAGCTTTAATTTCTTTTCCCTCTTTATCATCCGATTTTTCAGTTTCTTCTTTAGCAGTCTTCAAGTGAGATGGCTCGGCAGCCACTTGACTTGATTGAGATACTTTGTCAGAAACTTGACTAACTTTTTTAGTTGCGTCAGGATTGCTGTCAGTTGCTTTAACAACTGCTGGACCTAAATCTTCAGCATCATTTTTCAGATGAGAAGTTTCTGCCGCTACAGCATTCTTTTTCGGTGCGTCAGCTTGTGGGTTAGCACTCGCTTCGTTCACTTCTTTTTCTAACGCCTCTACTTGTTTTTCTGTTTCGGCCATTGAGAAATCTCCTTATTAAAATAACTAGTTATTTTTCTCTTTATTACTAGATATTTATAAAATTAAAGTTTTTTAAGAAAAGAATCAAAGATTTTTAACTTTTGTTCTTCTAATGATCTTTTCTTTGTCTTAATAAGTTCTAGTTTCCAAGCTTCTATCTCTTTTTCAACTAAAACTCCATTATCCCATACCCACTCTTTGTTTTCCATAATGCCTTCAACGAAAGCGTCTGGAGCTGAAGGGTCTGCGACTATGTCAGCAGCAGTTGCCAAATAAAAGTCTTTACCGACATAATTGACACCACCTTTTTGTTCTAATGAACCCATACCACGAGATGATACTCCTAATTGAGCACCCTCGTCAATAAGACCTTTTACAATCTTACCATACGGTGTATTCATTATCTTCGCTTCACCAATAAAATTATTTCCATCTGGATAGAGTTTTTTAATCATATGTGAAACTCTTTCCAAATTAACTGTTGGTCCGTCAGGATGACCTAACTCACCAAAAGCTCTATTTTTATTGATAAATTCTGCGTTATATCTTCTTACTTCTTTGTCAAGTACGTCTTTTGAATAGACTCTTCCATTTCTATTTTTTATTTCAGATTGTAAAAAGATACCTCTAATTTTATATTCTTTCTTACCGTCTTTTTCTTCGATAAGATATTCTGCGTTAGAAATTTCTTCTGATATTAGCTTCATAAATTCTCTCTCTTGTATAGACTATTTATAAACTTTTTTATCTAAACTCTACAATAATTGTATAATTATCGCCATTAGCAAAGTTTTTTGTACTTAATAATACATCACCTGTTGGTGTAGTAGCATTGTTAGGAATTTCATCTCCAGCGGGTCTTAAATCCCAATAACCGTTGCCTGATAAAAATAAAGCAGTTGCGTTAGTTGTACCGTCCCAAATCAACTCAACACCTGACTTATTGTTTGCTGTATTAATTGAATACCATATCTTTGATATTTTTCTATTTCCATCTTCGGTCATAAAAGTGAGTTCTGAAGCGTCAACTTTTTTGACTAAAGTTTCGCCTGTACCATCTGATATGTTTGTTAATTTTACAACATATTTTACACCAGATGTATCGGCTATTGTTTGTGATGTTACTGTATCTGCCATTAGTTAAATCCTGCCTCTTTGTGAGTTTCTAATACAATATTATATGATGTAACATTACTATCACTTGAAAGTAAAACATCTCCTATTGTATCTTTAATTTTTAATTCTCCTGGTTTTAAACCGTAATTTCCTCTACCACTTATTATTACTTGTTTTGTAGTATCATTTTTATAAAATAAAGTTATATTGCCAGTACCTAATATTTCAAATTGTATATTAGCAATAGAAACTTTTGGTTCACTAGAAGCATTTAATAGTTCAGACGTATCTACTATTAATTGTTCTGTTTCATTTCCTATACCTGTTGCCGTAGTAATTGTTTTAAAACTATCATCAACTAATTGTGTAGTAGATATTGTCATTAACTTCTAGGTGAACCTACAGCCGCTGCTACAGCATTACCACTTGATGTAATTTTATCAGTTGGTGCTTTTT